TTCCTAATCAAGGCTTGGGAGAAGGGTCCAGACGACGACAACACTTGGAGAGTGGATATTGCCGACGTTGAGAACGAAATTATCCGATTTTGCCAAGAACACCCGAAAGTTAGAGAGATTGCTTGCGACCCTTACCGCTGGCAACGTACTATGGCTTACCTAATGGAGGAAAAGGGCCTCCCGATTGTAGAGTTCCCCTCTACATCGCCGTCTCGTATGGTGAAAGCCACCGCGAGATTCTTCGACGCTGTTATGGAGAAGAAACTTACCCACTCAGGCGATCCGTTGCTTGCGAGGCACCTAGACAACTGTGTTCTGAAGATAGACAACATCGGACCACGCATTGTCAAAGAGAACCGCAACAGTAATCGTCGAATAGACGCGGCAGTGGCAGCCGTGATTGCCTATGAACGGGCTACCGTGGGTAGAATGGAAGATATAGTGCCACAAGTATTTATTTAGGCAGGTATGACACCAACAGTCTTGCAAATTGCAGGTGCAACACTTATTTCAGTAGGTGCAGCACTTATTTACTTGCCGCTAGGAATAATCTTAGCGGGTAGCGCGGCACTCCTATTCGGTATTGCCTTGGAGCGTAGCTAATGCTAAACAACTTGTTCGAGAAGCGGGCCATTTCTTTCCAGACAGTCTGGGGGTCCGGCGACTTTATTGACACTCAGTCGCTTTCAGGCACTGTCGTAAACAATGACACCGCCCTACAGCTAAATGCCGTGTTCTCGGCCGTCTCTTTGATCTCAGACACCGTAGCGACTCTGCCCATAGACGCATACATACGCTCACAGGGCGCACGTCGCGCTCTGAGGCCACGACCAGCTTGGGTGACCAAGCCAGACATAGACAGCACCAAAGAGGCCTTCTACGGGTCAGCTATCGTCTCTCTGCTACTAGACGGAAACGTCTTTATCCGCATCTTCCGTAACCGCAGGGGCGAGATCGTCAATATGAACGTCTTGAACCCAACTGACGTTGCTATCAAGCGCAATGGCGTTGGCAGGGTTATGTTTGACGTCAAGGGCGAGGACAAGCTACTCAGTAGCGAACAGATTATCTTTATCCCAGATGTAGTAAAGCCAGGCACTATGCGTGGCATCTCCCGCGTAGAGGCTCTGAAAGAGAACTTCGGTCTAGCGCAGGCTCTGGAGAACTACGCAAGCAAATTCTTCGGTTCAGGCACTCACACCTCTGGTGTACTAGAGGTTCCGGGCAACCTGACCGCTGAGCAGGCCAAGTCTATGCAGGAAGCCTTTGACTCACGCCACAAAGGCTGGGGCAGGGCGCACAAGACCGCGATCATCACAGGCGGTGCTGCCTACAAGCCAACCAACGTGCCAAACGACCAGGCTCAGTTCCTAGACAGCCGCAGAATGGCCGTAGAGGACGTTGCAAGGGCATTCAACATCCCGCCACACCTTCTTGGACTGCCAGGTACCAACACCTACGCCTCGGTAGAGCAGAACAACATCGCTTTCGTCACACACACCCTCAGACCTATTGCTCAGAAGCTAGAGGGCGCTCTTACAAGCCTTTTGAGCCAAGAGACAGGCTTAGAGGCTGCTTTTGTCAAATTCAGCCTAGACGGGCTTCTCAGGGCGGATATCAACTCGCGCACCGAGGCTTACAGCCGCGGTCTACAGGCTGGCTATTACAAGATCAACGACGTTCGCCGCTTTGAGGACCTAGAGCCTATTGACGACGAGTCAGCAAACACTGTGCGTGTACCGCTGGCTAATGTAAACGTAGACGCCGCAGATCTGTCTGCTATGACGCAGAAGGTGCAGATGCTTCAGCAACTTGTTCAGTCAGGTTACGACCCGACAGATGCTGCTGCCAAGCTCGGCCTACCACCGTTCGTACACACAGGCGCAGTTTCAGTTCAGCTACAGCCGGAGGCTGAATAGTGCTATCAAACGGCAGAGTAAGCGTAGGTACGACAGCAACAGCGATAGACGGTGTTCACAATCAGTACGCGCACATTATTCTGCACAATGACGACAACACCGATGCTGTTTACATCGGAGGTCCTGGCGTGACGACAGCAAACGGCTTAGTTCTTCAGAAAGAACAAACATTTGAAATTGGACTTGGCCCGCTAGAACAGCTTTACGCAGTCAGCACCAAAACAGGTCATTCAATAAGCTTTCTAAGGCACACAATCTAATGCCTTATTACATTTCAGATAGTAACCCAGACTGCGGTGGCTGGGCAGTAGAGAAGAGTGACGGTGAAGTTATGGGTTGCCACGAAACTAAGCAAGAAGCAATAGATCAGATGGTTGCACTTTCCCTAGCCGAGGACCTAGAGCCAGGCGGAGAGAGGGCTATGCCTGGAACGCTCAAGGTCGGTAGCTTTGTATCTTGGAACAGCTCTGGTGGTCGCGCTCGCGGACAGGTGAAAGAGATTGTCGAAGATGGCACGATCAACGTACCCGACAGTTCAGTCAGCGTAAATGGCACTCCAGCCGACCCAGCAGCCCTCATCTCAATCTGGGAAGAGGTAGAGGGTGGCTATAGGGAAACTGATACTAGAGTCGGACATAAGTTCTCCACGCTAACGGAGATAGAGCCTCTGCCAGAAGCACCAGCTCCAGAGGAAGAAACCAATTCAATCGAATTCAGAGATGTAAACCTAGCCCCTCCGGCTTATATGAGAGCAGCCGCTAGACGGGGACTCGCATACTACGAGGAGGGCTACGGCGGAGATGGCTTGGTTGAAAGAACTATACGAGAAGCTCGGGCTATGGCTCGCGGTTCTGTTACTGCTGAGAAGTGGGTTAGGCTTCGGGCTTGGATTGCTCGTCACTTGGTTGATCTGGACTCTCCCGCCGCACGACCTGATTCGGACGATTATCCTAGTGCTGGCGTCGTAGCACACCTACTCTGGGGTTCAGGCCCTTCAAAGCGAGCTGCACAGCGCGCACTGAGCTATGCCGAAGGTGTAGTTGCTAGAATTGAAGAAGAAAACGAAGGCCGAGCGAAAGGCGAAGCATTGTCAAAGATCGAGACTCGCACGACCCCGATTGAGTTCGAGGTACGCGAAGATGGCGACGGAATGACCTTTGAGGGTTACGCTGCTGTATTCAACACCCCGTCTGAGCCTCTACCGTTTATTGAGCGTATTGCCCCTGGAGCGTTCAAGCGTTCACTAGAGTCACGCAACGACATCAAGTTGCTCTGGAACCACGACACGGGAACCGTACTCGGCTCCACGCGCGCTGGGACTATGAGACTAAACGAGGACGACCGCGGACTACGCGTAAGCGCAACTTTCCCAAACACCACAGCCGGACGTGACGCAGCAGAGCTACTACGCCGTGGCGACGTAGACTCGATGAGCTTTGGCTTTTCAGTACCTTCAGGTGGCGACGACTGGTCAAACGACGGCTCGGAGCGCACCCTAAACTCGGTCAGGCTTCACGAGGTTTCAATCGTTGCCTTTCCCGCTTACAGCTCTACGGCAGGCACAACTTCTGTCCGCGGGTTGGACAAGGTTGCAGAAAGAGCCGAAGTAGACGCAGATGCCCTAGCTGACGCAATGGTCAAGCTAGAGGAAGGCAAGGAACTCTCAGAGGACGAGGGACGCCTGCTAAATCAAGCAATCAACTCCTACACGATCAAGGACGAAGTAGAGTCCGATGGTGATATGGAAATGCTTGCTCTCAAGAAAATGAAACTCAAACTACTGACAGGAAACTAATATGGCGACTAGAGAAGATATCAAGAAGGCGATCCTTGCTGTCGCCGGAAACCCAGAGTCAGGCCCGATAGCCAATCTGGTAGACGCGATGGCAGACGCAGTTGTTGGTCTAGATGCACCAGTGCCGTTCAAGCCTGATGCTCGTGATGGTGACAAGGACGGCAAAGTCCAAGACGGTACACCTTTTGAAAGACCAGCTAAAGAAACCCGCGTTACTAAGGCTGACGAGAAGCGGTAATCCCTTTCCGCATACAGAGCGGGTTCCCCCCAGGTAGTCCTTTCCCTGGGGGTTTCCTTTACCCGCGGACATCTCCTGTAAAATTTACATATCGGATTGTGAGTCAGCTCTGCCGTGTTCAGTTCGCGTCAGCGCGACTGGTATCCAAGTAAACAATCTATTTAGGAGACTAAATGTCTGAGTTCGTAAAGACTCAGCAGGAAGTCCGCGCTAATCTCACTGAGCAGATCCGCGAGGTCATTGACCTAGCAGACTCCGAGAAGCGTGGCCTATCCGCTGAGGAACTACAGAAGATTGACCGCATCGAGGACGACATTCGTCGTGCCGACGAGGCTATTGCAGTTGCAACCCGCAACGAGGAGCGCGCAGTAGAGGCTTCGGCCGCTGCTAAGGGCTTCCAGATTGCAGAGCCAGTCACCGAGCGTTCATCTTCAGAAATCCTGCGCGAGATCGCAGCTACCCGTGGCGCACACACCTTTGAGCGTCGCACTATGGTTCCATCTACCGACACCGTGCCAAAGTCGTTCTACGACCAGGTATTCGACGTTGCCCGCCTAGTCGGTCCAATGCTCGATGTTGGTAACAGAATCAACACCACCTCTGGTGAGGACATCACCATCCCAACTCTCACCGCATACAGCGCCGCAACCCTAAAGGCTGCTGGTTCTGCTATTGACGAGAGCGAGCCAACCTACTCAAGCATCACTCTTGGTGCCTACAAGTACGGTCTGCTCATCCCAGTATCCAACGAGCTAATTGCAGACGCAGGGTTTGACATCTCGTCACACCTCGCAAACCAGGCTGGTAACGGCCTCGGCTACGCAGTAAACGCAGCTCTAACCACTGGTGACGGAAGCAGCAAGCCAAACGGTGTCGTAACCGCTGCTGGCTCTGGTGTTACAGGTGGAACTGGTGTCTCTGGTGGATTCACCGCTGACAACCTGATTGACCTTCAGTACACCCTTGACGGAGCCGCTCGTCGTCTCCCAGGTGTTGCATATATGGCTGCTGGTGCAACCATTGGTGCAATGCGTAAGCTCAAGGACGACGCTGGTCAGTACCTCTACCAGGTAAACGTTGGACAGCCAGACAGCTTTGCTGGCTACAGCGTTATCGAGAACCCAGGAATGGCTGCGATTGCGACCAGTGCCAAGTCGGTACTGTTCGGACACCTGCCGTCCTACCAGGTTCGTGTTGCAGGTGGCGTACAGGTTGCAACTTCGACCGACTACGCATTCAACACCGACAGCACGGTATTTAGAGTGTTGATGCGCGTTGATGGTGATTTGACACACGCCAGCCACATCAAGTACTTCAAGGGTGGCGCAAGCTAGTCCTTGATTTAGACCGAGGCCCCCGCAGTTCTAGGTTGCTGCGGGGGTTTCGCTTTGCTAGGGTATTTGTATGCCTAAACCTAGTCTCAAGGGCGCAGTCGCTCTAGCCTCTAATACACCCGGAATGCCAACAGGCTACGGAAACCAAGCGCAGATGCTCGCCGAGCGAATGATTCGGTCGGGCTTAGAGTTTGCGTCGTTCTCTAACTACGGCCTAGAAGGCAAGCAAAGCAGCCTTCAGATAGCGGGCAAGACAGTCCCCCACTACCCGCGAGGCCTAACCAACTATTCAGTAGACGTGATACCGACTTGGTACGACGACTTTGCTTCCCAGCACCCAGATCTAAAGACTGTTTTATTTACGCTCTACGACGTGTGGGTGTACAACCAAATGCAATTTGATCACCCAATAGTCTCTTGGGTGCCACTAGATCACATCACTCCACCGCCTGCGGTTATGGAGTTTTTGAGCAAAGAAAACGTAAGTCCGGTAACTATGTCGCCACACGGTCAGGAGCAACTAGAGGCGCTAGGTATCCCTTCGACCTACATCCCGCACGGGATTGACAGGTCTGTGTATAAGCCAACGCCAGACATAAACGGGGTAGCAACTCGGGAGTTTATGAGCGTTTCTGAGGATACATTTCTTGTCGGCATAGTTGCTGCGAATAAAGCTAATGGGAGTGTCCATCGGAAGGCCTTTGCAGAAAACCTGCTGGCATTCGCGACGTTCCACAAGAAATATCCTAATTCTCAGTTGTACATCCACTCTGAGCCGTCACGGGTGTACGGAGGGTTCGATCTGACAGTGCTGCTAAAGTCAGTTGGCCTAGATAACAGCTCGGTTTTGATGCCAGATCCTATGGCGCTACGTCAGGGCTACCCAGAAAGCCACTTAGCGGCCTTCTACACGGCTTTTGACGTGCTTCTAAGCACATCATACGGAGAAGGCTTTGGTATCCCTACGGTGGAAGCTCAGGCCTGTGGGACTAGGGTCATTACGAGCAACTTTGCTGCATCTAAGGACCTAGCATCAGAAGATAGCTGGAAGATTGACGGTCAGCCCTTCTGGGACGAGGCACAGCGCTCATTCTTCTCTATACCTTCGGTCAATCGAATCACTATGGCCCTAGAAGAGGCTTACAACGCCGAGCGCGGTCACAGCCAGACTGCTTTTGAGTTTGCAGAACAGTTTGACTTTGATCACGTGTTTCAGTGGCGCTGGATGCCGTTCCTCAAAGGTCTGTTCGCGTGATACCAGTCCTAGGCTTTGCCACGCTGAGTAGGTTTGATCTTGCTCAGAGATTGTTGGAGTCTATTGACTACCCAGTACAGAAGCTAGTAATCGTAGACAATTCAGGCAGGAAATCGTGGATACCTGAGCCTAACGATTATGTGAGCGAGCTGTGGACCATTCGGTTGCCACACGGCCTTGGGGCCAACGGCGCTTGGAACCTGATTATCAAGACGACCCCGTTTGCTCCCTACTGGGTAATACCAAATGACGACTCTTGGTTTGAGCCTGGAGCGCTAGAGACTATCGCCAACAACGTAGACCCAGAGAAGTTCAACTTCGTAGATGTAAACCCCAAGTGGTCGTGCGTGGTGCCGGGGGAGGGTGCCATCCTGAAGGCTGGACTGTGGGATGAGGTGTTTCACCCGATCTATTACGACGACGACGAGTACGAGTGGCGTATGAATATGCTGGGCGTGGAGTTCAATCACATCCCTGCCAAGGTGCATCACGACAACTCGTCTACGCTCAAGAGCGGGTACAACGAGCGCAACGCTATGACCTTCAGTCGCAACAGGTCTATGTTCACGAACAAGGTGGCATCAAACAATCTAAAAGAGATGGGCTGGCAGCTCAAGATAAGAAGGGATAACGCGTGGGACTAATGGTTTATACAGGAGGAACCTTTGACCTTCTGCACTCAGGCCACGTCAATTTCCTGAACCGCTGCGCTGAGCTAGGTAGCGTAGTAGTAGCCTTGAACACAGACGAGTTTATTGAGGCTTACAAAGGCAAGCCTCCGGTTATGACTTACGCAGAGCGCGAGGCCGTTCTGATGGGATTGAGGTCTGTCTGTGATGTGGTACCGAATGCTGGCGGCGCTGACTCTCGCATATCTATTGACAGTGTTTCCCCCGATATTGTTGCCATAGGATCAGACTGGGCGCGCAAGGACTACTACAAGCAGATGATGTTCAGTCAAGATTGGCTGGACGAGCGTGGGATAGCATTGTTATACATCCCCTACACCGCTGGTATTAGCACCACTAATATCAAAGGGCGCTTGAAAGTAGAATAGTTATATGGCGATTACTGACGGTTACACGACCCTACAAGAGGTCAAAGACATTCTCCGCATCACAGACTCAGTAGACGATTCTCTACTTGAGACTTGTGTTGAGTCCGCATCTCGTCAGATTGACACACACTGCGAGAGGGTTTTTACCTCCGGTACTGCAACACGCGTGTTCGTGCCTAACGATTCTTACGTCACCGAGATTGACGATCTCGTCAGCCTTACTACGCTAAAGACAAGCTCTGACATAGACGGCACTTTTGACATTACCTGGACTGCTACGGATTACCAGCTTGAGCCTCTCAACGGGCGCGCAGGTGGCGCTTACACGCCTTATACGCACATTCGCGCTGTGGGCGACTACCTGTTCCCAACTGCAAACTTTCCTAGCTCTACAGGTGAAGCAAGCGTTCAAGTAACTGGAGTGTTCGGTTATGGCACGGCCGTTCCCACAGATGTCCGCCAAGCTTGCAACCTGCTGGCTATCCGCCAGTACAAGCGCTACGACAGCCCCCTAGGTGTTGCAGGTTACGGCGACCTTGGAATGATCAGAGTTACACGCATAGACCCAGACGTAGAAGCACTACTAGGACCGTATCGTAAAATCAGGATGGCGTAATGGCCTCGATTACAAACATTCGTAACGGCATAGTCACGAACCTAAACACTATTAGTGGGTTGCGGGCATCAGCGGAGATCCCCGACAACCCCTCCCCTCCTATCGCTATTGTCAATCTAGAGTCTGTTGATTACGACAACGCATTCAATAACGGATTGACCGTTTACAACTTCCAAGTAACGCTCATTGTCGGCCGTGCTGCCGAAAGGACGATGCAAAGGAAGCTCGATGCCTACAGCGACGTCACAGGCGCGCAGAGCGTGAAAGTTGCGGTAGAATCGGATAAGACCCTTTCGGGTGAAGTGTATGACCTGCGCGTTGAACGCTCTAGCTCGATTGGTTCAATCACAATACAAGATCAAACCTATCTGGCGGCTGAATTCACAGTCACCGTCTACGCATAAGGAGAAACCAATATGGCGAAATTCGTCGTAACCACAAACGCCGTGACCCTAAACGGTACGGACATCTCCGGCAACTGCGCCCGCGCAGAGCTGGTGATCAACGCTGCCGAGGTGGACACCACAGACTTCGGTTCTGCTGGTTGGACTGAGGTTATCGGAGGCCTAAAGTCAGGCACCGTATCCCTCGACTTCCACTCTGACTTCGGTTCAGGTGCAGTCTCAGAGCTGTTCCAGGACCTAGTTGGAACCATCGGAACTGTCACGCTGATTGCAGGCAACGGAACCGCTGCTTCGGCAACGACCCCGCAGTACACCGCAGAGGTACTCATCAACAGCTTCACCCCTGTTGCTGGTGCAGTCGGCGACCTAAGCACCTTCTCAGTATCGTTCCCAACAAGCGGTGCTGTAAGCTACGCAACAGCCTAAACAAAGGAATATAAATGCGATTCAACCTAGTAATTACATTCGCAGACGGTACCAAGAAGGAAATCACGGCCAGCACCCCTGACCTGGTAGCCTTTGAGGACAAATTCAACGTTTCAGTTGGATCTCTCGCTAGTAGCCAGCGCCTAGGACACTTGTTGTTCTTGGCTTGGCACAGCGAACACCGCACCAAGCAGACCAAGCTGGGCTACGACGAGTGGCTTGCAACAGTCGAAGGTGTGGGAGAGGCAGAGTCCGACCCAAAATAAAGGGTCTTGGCGATGATTCCGCACACTGGTTTGTCGCCGCTCTGTCCGTAGAGACAGGCATCTCTCCGAGAGAGCTTATGGCTCTTGACGATCGGATGCTGTGGACAATGTATCGCTGGATAGTAGCTAAGAACGTTAGCAAGTAGAAGCGGCCCCTTCGGGGGCCGTTTTTCTTGTTGCGGTAGAATTTATTTACAGGTAAGGCGGTTCAGTTGGCACTACAAGCAGCACTAGGATTTCTAGGTCGTTCTTACCTAATGGGCGGCGCACAGGGCTTCCGTGACGTGCAAGGATACATTCAGCAAGCCGGAGCTGGCAATATAGGTAGCTTTAGGTCCGTGCAGGATCTAGGCTTATCTAATTCTAAAGCGGTAGTAGAGCTGCCAGATCTGGTCACTATGAGCAGGATTCTAAAGGAACTTGGACCAAAAGCTTTCAACGACTTCAAGCGCAAGCAACGCAACCTAGGCAGGCCTGCACTAAAAGAACTTAGAAAATCATTTGGTCGCATCGGTATCCACGGTCCTTTGGGCGGCCCTACGCGTAAAGGTCGTTATTACGACAAGATGTCTACAAACTCTGCACACGCGCACTTGGCTTTTTACAGCGCGCGAGCAGTTCTAAATTCAGCCAAAGGCATAGACGTAAATTACAAGGACCGCAAGGCTAACAAGGCTCTAAACCAGCTTAGGCAAGCCAAAGACGGCACTATTTCTATCGTACGGCTACGGGTGCGCGCACCAGCTTACATTGTGGCCGATATGGCAGGGAAGAGCAATAAAGCTCGTAAATCGGTAGGCGATCCAACTCGGCCGTATCAAACTATGCTGTTCGGTCGCAAAATGATTACTCGCGAAGACGGACACGAGATTACCTTTCGTCGCAGACGAGCTATTACTATTTGGCTAGAGGCCTTAGATCGCCAAGCTCACAACAGCAAGCAGAAAGAAGCATCGCGATACGCTTGGCCTACAATGGTGGATTATATGCCGAAGCACAAAGAAGGCGCTTCCAAGATATTCAACGAGACTATTCAACAGATCAACGACGCGTTAGGTAACTAATGGCACTACAAAGCCTGATACTCCCCATTGTCTCCATCTTCAGGTCTATGGGGCTAAACCAGGCGCGCAACGCCCTTACGGCCATTACAAAAGACTTCAGTGGCTTTGCCAAACAGGTGGGTGTGGCCGCAGGTAGCTTTGCTGCGTTTTCTGCCCTTACAACAGCCCGTCAGTTTACAGTAGAAGCCGTAGAGGCTACACAGCGCTTTGAGCGCAACGTTCTTGCCCTGAACCAAGTATTTGAGGATGCAGCACCACAGATACGTGCTTTCTCTAAAGAAGTAGAGAACTACGGTCTATCGCAATCGCAAGCTGCTCAAGCTTCAGTCTTCCTAGGTTCTGTTCTCAAGCAGTATGGCTTTACAACTGCGGAATCTGCAAACCAGACAGAAAACCTAGTTAGGCTGGCACAAGACCTAGCTACTACCTATGGCTATGATGTCCAAGAAGCCCTCTTAGCTATCACTGCGCTCTTCCGTGGTGAGTATGACCCGATCGAAAAGTTCGGTGTCGCTATGAAGCAGAACGAGATCAACGCTGAACTAGCGGCTCGTGGACTAGGTGATTTGACTGGCGCTGCTGAAATGCAAGCAGCCGCTCAGATTCGGCTGGAACTGCTTTTTGAGCGCGGTGCTGACTCAATCGGCGCATTTACTCGTGCTACAGACACTCTGTACGGCTCGCAGCAAAGACTAAATGCCGTAATAGGAAACTTGCAGGTTGCCTTTGGCGAGCCATTGCAGGGTCCTCTAGCAGAAATAAACAATTTATTTGCTGATCTAGCACAGCAATTCGGCCCAGATATTGTCGAAATTGGCGAATCTATTGGTAATGCCATAGAGGGCATTACTCCGACTATTGACTACCTAGGTCGCACAGTGCTTGAGCTTGTCTCTACGACACAGCAGGCTATTGACATCGTTGGTGGCTTGGCAAAGATGGGCGGCGCTGTCCTGGCTCCAGCCATAGTTACCCTAAACGGCGTTCTAGGCACTCTAAACGGCATAATGGACGCCACGTCGGCTGCATTTGGTCTGCTTGATCTGCGAATGAGGCAAGCTGCTGCAACTAGCGACGACACCGCTGTTTCATTTTTGAAGCACATCGGCATCAACATAGAAAACGAAAACACCCTAGAAAGCTGGGTCAGGAGACTTGATGAACTCCTAATAGATCTAAAAGCAGCACAGGGAGAAATTCAGGGCTATGATGCTGGAGCTAAGTCAGCATCTGTTCAAATCAGAGTTGCAGCTAACGCGCAAAAGATACTAAATCTTGAGCTAGAAAAGGTAGAGACAAGGCTTCAGAACGCTACCGAGGCTTCTAAGGAGTACCTAAGTTATCTACAATCCATTGGGGCCTCGGTTGGGTTTGCAGAATTTGAGCCACTAGATAGGGGCGACGGCACAGACTATGTAGGCGACTTCTTCCGCGGTATTGAGGACGCCGTAAAGAAAGAGTCCGCTCGCATTCGCCTATTGGCTCTAGGTGCCTCTGAGGGGCTTGTAGACGCAATCCTTGGCGCTCAGGGCTGGGAGCAGGTATTCAATAGAGTCATCCGGACTGGCAAGGCTGGTCTAGAAGAGCTACAAGCTGAATTCAACAAAACCGCTGCTGGCATAGACGAGCTTACGAGATCACTAGAAGAAGCCGAGAAAGCACAGCAAGCACTGCGTGATGCAGCGCAAAAAACCATAGACGACAACATCGCACGTCTAGAAGCCAATGCTAAAAAAGAAGCTGAGGCCTATAAGCAGATCAAACAAAAGGCTGACGATTTCAAGCGCTGGTCGCTTGCAAATATTTCTACCATTGAAATCTTGCCTGACTTTGAGACACAGCTAGGCAAGTTTGAGTCAGCCATCGTCAGCACTATCCAGGGCATCCAGAGCCAGCTAATCTCTGCTATTCGGTCAGGACTAATCTTTGAGGACGATTTTGCTAACCTACAGCGCTGGGTAGACACCGAGTCTGTAGCCCTGATGGAGATCGCTCGCAGGCGTGACGAGTTGGCTAACCGCTACTCGCTATCTGAGTCGCTCATACGTGAGTACCAGACGGCCCTGACAAGCGCTCTGAGCCTCACAGGGCTGTTCGGCAGGCTAAAAGACGAGACAGAGACAAAGACCGTTTCTGAGGTCACCAGTGGCGTCGTAAAGCTAAGCGGATCTCTAAAGGAGTTCAACCTCACAGTTACTCGGTCATACGAGGAAACCATTCAGAAGGTCATAGACAAGTCTGAGGGCCTCGTACAGGGCTTTAGAGATATAGCGCAGAAGGCGCGTGACTTTGCTGAGAACCTACGCAAGCTACGCGATATGGGTCTTGACCCGATGCTGTTCAACCAGCTTGTTAGCGCAGGTGTAGAGGCCGGAGGCGAGACTGCTCAGGCACTTGTAGACGGCGGTAGCGAAACCGTAAACGAGATCAACAGCATCTTCGATGAGATAAACCAGCTAGGCGCAGAGCTTGGTATGGACGTCGGGCAGACAATGTACGACGCAGGTCAGGACATTACTTACGGTCTGCTGGATGGCATCAAGTCTGAGCAGGAGCAGCTTTACGAACTTGCTATGGAAATGGCTCGCACATTCAGCGAGACGTTCAAAAACAACTTCAGTGTTGCTATTGACCAGCCAGTCAAAGCTGCCAAGAAAGTGTCTGACGACGCCACGAAGGCTTTTGAGCAAGCCAAAAACGCAAACGTAGACGCGTTGGTGCAAATCAACGAGCTGATTGCAGGTGCAGAAAAGGCGCTGTCTGGCAAGCTGTCGTCAAGGTTCAGGTCAGGAGTGCAAGAAAAGCTGGGAGGCTTTGAAGCCCTGCGCGAGGACATCATCTCTGGTCAAGTAAAAGACATTACAGGCATTACAAGCGGTTTGACTAGCGCCAAAGCCGAGTCGCTGCTCAAGGCTACTGGCGGAGAAAAGGTAGTCAATTACTACATAGAGGTCAAGGCAGACACCCGTACTCAGGGAGCTAAGGCTGGTGAAGCGCTAGTGAACCAAATCAACAAGTTTGAGCAGACTAGCGGCAGCACTGACGTATCCAGACTATTGGCGGTCTAATGGCACACACACCTACACCCAAAGTAGAACTAGGTCTAGACGGCGACAGCCCGATCTTTCCTGGCTTTACGCTAGACAACCTTGACTCTGGAGTACTGGACAACACGGAGTATTACCTAGCTGGTGGCCTAGTCTTTTATGACGTTACCGACAGAGTGCGTAACTTTAGCATCAACCGCGGTAAGACGGCAATCTTTAGCTCTATCAACGCCGGACAGGCGACGATTGAGTTCAATAACCACGACAGAGCTTTTGACCCGCGCTACACAGCTTCGCCATTTGCAGGCAACATCGTGCCTCGTCGTGAGATCAAGCTGTATGCAGATGATGTGTTGCAGTTCGCAGGTTGGGTAGACGACTGGAATCTTAGCTACACGCCAGACGGTGACTCAATCACGCAAGCTATCGCCTTAGATGGCTTCTCTATCCTTGCTGGTCAGTCGCTCTCCGCAGGAACCCCAACGGCTCAGCTAACGGGGGCGCGCATAGAGTCAATCCTTGACAACGCAGAGGTGAACTGGGACCCTGATCTACGCTCTATTGACAATGGTGTTCTAGAGGTCGGCACACAGGTTATTGACGCAAACACAAACGTACTGTCTTACCTACAGCAAGTAACAAGAACAGAGGACGGGCTTCTCTATATGGGGAAGGACGGCAGCGTTGTATTCAAGGAGCGCTTGAGGCCGTTCAACATCCCAGAAGTAGTAGATTTCAACGACACTACTGGCATCCCGTTTACCAACGTAGAGGTTAGCTACGGCACAGAGTTGCTATACAACGAAATCAACATTTCTCGTATTGACGGCGGAACTGCCATAGCCAGCGACATAACCTCGCAGAACTCCTACGGCATCAGAGCTTTTAGCGCCTCTGACTACCTATTTGAGAACGACACAGATCTTGCCACACAGGCCATAAACCTAGCCGAGAGGTACTCTACCCCTGAGTATCGCTTTCAAGCCCTTGAGGTGGCCGTACACGGCCTCTCAGAGGCACAACAGGCGACAGTCATTGGGCTAGAACTCGGCTCGGTAGTTAGAATTCAGTTCACGCCAAACGGCATCGGTGATCCGATTACTCAGTACGGTGAAGTAATCACCATTCAGCAAGAGGTGTTGCCAGAGCAGCACTTTATTACCTTTGGCTTCAGCCGATTGAGCCAGGCACAGTTCCTGCTTGACGACGACATCTTCGGTAAACTAGATACAGCAAACGTTCTGGGTGCAGACCTAAACGACTGGACTTTGAACGACGCAATCTACGGCCGACTATCGGCTGGTATGGCAGTAAGTTAGGACTCAAGTGGCTGGTTGGAAAGAGTGGGCGATCGGTGAGGTCGTCGAAGCTGGCGATATGCAGAGCTACATTCAGGATCAAACCGTTATGGTTTTTGCCTCCGCTGCCGCAAGAACAACCGCACTCGGTACTGCTGTAA